TATATAGACTTAATTATTTTCTCAATACTTAATTATTCTTTTGAAGTTGAAACATTGAATAAAACTTCAGCAAATCTTGCGTCATATATAGTCTCACCCTTGCCACCTCCGCTTTTTGCCATTACAGGTATTAGTTCCCCTTCACTATTTCGCAACCATGTTTTTCTCTCTTTTGAATAATCTGTCCCGCGCTCACCAATAGAATCTGCACGATAATTGTCTAAATTTAATCCTGCAGCTAAACCACCACTTGCATCTGCACTTAACAACTCATCTCTATTTAATGCTCCATCAATACCTACACCTTGTGCTGCTGCATAAGAATCTTCTGTCGCTAAATCATCAAAAATATGTGCATTAGGATCTGGATCTACAACTCCTGCAATTTGAGGCTCAATGTCTTGATAGTCTGAAAGTACATCAAATGAAACTTGCGGTGCACTCATAAATGATCTCAAAGCAGTTTTACCACCTAAAATGTTTGGTGCAATAATATAACCAGTTGCATTAACAGTCATATTATATTTAACATATCTTTCAGCATCAGTAAATTCAGCATAATTCGTATCTTGACTAATACTTCCATCAACAAATGCAGAAAACTTATATCCCTTGTCACTTTCTAACTGGAATTGCTGCCCAGGATTAAGTGTGTAAGCATTCATTACTGTTTCCAATAATTTGTTCATCTGTTGAGTAAAAGATGACCAGATTGAAACCTCATAAACGGCACCAAAATATTTTACAGGCGGCATTTCAATTGTTTCAATTATATTCCTGTCTAATCTAGGTTTAAGTGATAAGTCTGGCTCTTGTTCTAAATCTTCTCCATTTACGTTTCTTAACTTTTCATAGTTTTTGTTTTGTCTATGCTCTAAGTCTTTTTCAGATATTCTTTTTGTCACAATATGAGGAAACATTTGATTATTAGCAATACCTTTAGAAGGAACATTTTCTAAAGAACTTCTTGTTATAGAGATAAGTGGAAGGATTAATGCACCATTACGATCAACTATAGGTCTTTTTCTTCTAAGTAAAGCAAAACGCTCACCAGTTGCAAATATAACAGGTACTTTTTTTGTCTCACCATGTAAGTCATAAAACAAAGGCATTTCTTTGTCAAATAAATTAAACATAGCAAGATCTAAATCTTCCAATCCGCATGAAGGAATAATATAGTCTGTATTACCATCACCTTCATATCCTGTCGGTGCATACCTTTTATCGTTATTTATGCTATATTTTGTTGCCATTATTCTTCATCTCCATAAAATGATGAACCTACTCCGTTAGTACTACGCTGCGTCCCATCAGGTGCAACTTTTCTTGGTCCACTAATAGGCTTATCAATAATGCCATCGTCTTGTAAACGTCTAACATCATGATCAGGTATCCCTCTTTGTTGTTCAAAAGTTGTTTGAACTGCATCTGCATCTGAATATTCTTCGCCAACAGGTCCTTGAGGTCTCATTGCAATTTGATGCATACGAGTTTGCTTACCATTGACCTTCATAGAAACAATTCTTTCTATTTGACCGTATATTAACTTGTCATATATGATAGATGTTGCTTCGAAAAAATATGATCCATACGAGAAATAATCACCTTCTTTAAAAACTATACTTCTATCTAGTAAGTCTCTGTGATGTAAATAAATTGTAATAGTTTTAATTGTCTCAGTACCAAAATTAGTTGTTCGAACTTCTGAAGGTTGCCATTCTATCATTGCTTCAATTTCAACAGGTGGATTGAAAACTTTTTGTGGTGATTCTTCATATATCTCGTGGACATTTGAAAGGTCTTCACGAATCGTATAATAATATACTTTTTGACCTGCAACGTCTTTGATTAATTCTTTTGTAATATCAGCAAAAAAATCAACTTCTCGTTGTCCAACAAATAACCTTGCCATTTTTAACTCCTATCCTATAATAATTGCTCTACCATTAGGGATTGGTATTCTCTTTAAAATTTGACTCATTGACTCAGACTGAGTTGCATCTGCCTCTAAAAGTTTTTGATATGTTAATTTATCCAGCGTTTCAGATAAAGCCTGTGCTAATTTATCTTTGTCTTCTCTACCTTGACTTACTAAGTCTGAACCATTCATTGAAAGGTCACTTCCAGGAATAGGTACTGTAGAAAATTTAGATCTTATTAACCCTAATGTTTCTTTGCAAAGTGCTAAAGTAAATTGCTTAATCCATTGTCTAGACATAGCATTTATTCCGCTATACTTTATGTTTGAGAAAGGAACATTAGATAAATTAGATACACCTACTATAGATTGATCGTCAAAAGGCAAGTTAGTCTTAAAAGGATCTGCAGGAAAAGAAAACTTAACAAATAAATTCATCGGATTATTCTGTGTAGGTCTAGGAAATATTCTTAAATCTTTTCCTTGTAATCTATAACTATAGTTACTTCTACGCACACGATTTGATATGTCTAATTGTCCTGCACGCAACAAGTCTTCAAAAACAGGCAAAACATAAAAAACAGTTTCAGGTGTAAAAGATTCAAAAGAAAACTGATTGTTTAAGTAATTCACAGCTGAAGTTGTATCAAAGAAACGATATGCAGCTTGAGGAGAAAAGTGAAATACTTCATTTATCTTTATCTTTGTAGGCATTGTGTTTGCAGGTACTGAAGTTTTGAATTTTGGATTAAATACAGACAACTGATCTGCATTACTTGGGTCATACGCTTCCAACTTAAGATTTACATTATTATTATTAATATCTTTTCCGGGTATTATCAAGCTATCATATATATCGTAGTCTTGTGTATCATGCTTAAGCTCTATATAACCTCTTACATAATCTGTAGAGCCACCTACGTTTGCTTCGTTTGCATAAGGTTCAGCTCTTCTTAACAAATACTCAAGCGTCTCTCTTGGAAACTGCTGCTCCTTGCCGTGCGGACCAACTAACTCGTCAACAACAGGACTTGCTGATGTTGTGGGATCACCTGCTTTCGTATTGTGTTTTAAAAATCTTGGGTCTGATGGGTCTTGAAAGCTTAATACAGCATCATCTGCATCAACATACTTACCATCACTATTTTTAACAAATGTATTTAGATGACCGACATCTAAGCCCATAAGATTTGACATATAAGACTCAGCTTGATGTGCGTTTAGTACTTTTGAGAAAACTAACGTTGCATCTTCAAAGTTTGTCCATATTTGTTTATTTGTTAGCTCGACAGACATTATATCGTCTCCAAGCTTTCTCTTTACATATAATATAATTTTTTCTGCATCTGCCTGAAAGTGTAAATCACTATCAAAGACACCAAATGCTGTTGGATTGGTTGTATTTACAAACGAAGCCATAAAAAAAACTCCTATAATCACTCTTTTATTATTAGTAATTATAGGAGTCTATCCTAAATAAAATAATTTCAATTATCAAGTATTAAGAAAACTGCTCAACAAGAACTGTTACTCTTACTTTTCCAGCATTTCCTGCAGCATTAGCAATTGATCCATGTGTAACTCTAATTTTTTGGGCAGCCGCTAAAACTGTAGACTCTGTCGCAGCATGTGCAACTTTAGTACCTAACGTGTTGTTATTAAGTGCAGCATCAGCAATAAAAGCGTCTGGGTCACCATTGTGTCCAACTGCAGAAATTGCTGATGCTGCAGCGCCAGCTTCGATAACTTCTACTTTAAAACCTAAAACACGACTGCCTAAAGGTAAAACACTTGTAGCAGTATCTGTAGTTGTTGCATTTCCGTCTGATGTAAGAGTTAACTCTGCAGCAACATGGCTTAATGTTCTAGTAATTTGTCCTTGCTCAAAAGTAACGCTAGCACCACTTTCTTGAACAAGACCTTTTGTATCAATATGTCTAATTTTTGGCATAATATACTCCTTTTTTTAATTTTTATATAAATGTTATTTTACCAATGAAAGACTAGAAGGAGCATAAATGTACTCTTTTCTAGCATTATCTAATTTTTGTACTCTAAATTGACCTTTTTTACTTAAACCAATAATTCTACCTTGTTTGCCAGATGGCATTGTAACGATAGAACCTACACCCATAATTGGTTTTTGAGGAGCAGATGCTGTAACTTGTACAGGTTTTTCTACTTTAACAACCTCTTTAACAGCAGGCACTTCTTGCACAGGCTCTGGAGCAGGTGCAGGAGGCTCTTCTACTTTAGGTTCCTCTACAGGAGGAGGGGGTGCAGGCAACTCTTCTTGAACTGGTTCTGGTGCAGGCTCTTCTGCTTTTGGTTCAATAACTTCTAATTTAGGAGCTTCTTCAACTACTTCAGCTTTTTTCTTGCGTGTAGTTTTTCTACCTTTTGTTGTTGCCATATAACTTTCCTCACTTTCCGTGATAAACTTGTCCACATGATTCCGATGCGCTGGTGGGGTCAGCTGTTATAATTGCACCGGGCCTATTGATATATATTCCTATAAATGTGTTTTTAATTATATTTTACTCAGAGTCAGCCGAAACATCTTCAGACGGATCTTCTTGTAATGATACTGCTTCAGCTTCATCACCACTAGCCTGCGCCTCTTTTGCTTCTTGAGCTTGTCTCTCTTGCTCTTCACGTGGTACAAGTTTATCAATAGCATCCTGCAATGTATGTGCATCTTGTAAAGAAAAAGCACCTCGTCGTTGTGCTACTTGTACTGCAGATAAAATGATGTTAACAGATTGAACTTGTTCAGGTGATAATTGCATATTAAATTCCTTTCGATTTGAATATATTTTTGATATAAATTTAATGCAGGAATATAATAAACACGAATTATCTTTTGTACACGCTTTTAAATAATTTTATTTAAAAAATATTATCGTCGACGACGTGACTGTGAAGCTCTTTGACGACGACGACTCTCAGCTAATTGTTGCTTTCTTTGAAAAGCTGCATATTCTTCTTTAATTAAAGAATTAAGATACTCTGAAGTGATTTGCAAAGGGTTACCAGCAGTTCCTTCTGCTAGTTGACGACGACTTGTTCTTCTACGACGACTCTCAGCAAGTCTTTTTTGATGTTGCTCAGCAGCTAACTCTTCCATGATAATACGGCGCAATTGTCTTTGTGAAATTTTCATTAAAGTTTCTCCTTAGTTATAAAAATTATAATGTATAATTTATATATGACTTAAGAAGCTTGTTTATCTCTATCTCTATTAAATTCTTGTTCTAAAGAATCTAACTTAGTATCGATCTTTACAAGTGCTACTTTAACTTCTTGAATACTTCTTAAGAGTTCTTGTAAAGTTAAGTCAGTTTGTTCTGATTTGCTTTCTAAATGTTTAACTCTTGCTTTTAAATCTGCCATCTGTTCTGTGTTTTTTTTAGAATCTTTATGCATTGAGTAAAACATGCTTACTGCAGTCAATAAAGACCCCAAAGATAGTACGAGATTTGTTTCCATTCTTCTCTCCTTATATGCCTTCTTAAATATGATTTTACAAAGGCTATTTTACTTCTGTGAAGAATAAATTGCAAAGCCTGATATTACTAGAACTGCTGCGCCTGCTCCGACTTGTATCCAAATCATCTTACTTTCCAATGACTTATAATCGCCTTCTTTATCTGTAAGCTTTTTTTGTACTTCTGCTATTTTTTGTAATAATTTGTCTTCTCTTTCCTTACATCCACGTCTTATACTATCTTTCTTTTCTTTACATAGCTTACGTTCAGTTTTTACAACTTTATCTAGATTAAACTTATTTGTTTTAACAATTGCAATCATACTGTCATATTCATTAACATTTAAACAAAAAAGACCTTGTCCAGTTAATTGAAAAGATTTTGGTAAGTTTGAAGGTAAATCGTCTAAAGGAAAGTATGCTAAGTCAAACTGCAAACCGTTAAAATTTTCAGCAATAATTTCAGCATTAAAATTTAAAATACTTTCTCCAGACTCTTTACTTTCACTGTACGTAACAAAAGGTTCTGCAAAAGAAGTATTAACTACAATAGTGAGTATTAAAAATATAGAAACAATTTTATTAATCATTTGATAAGACCTTTCTTTTTACATTGTAGGAACTTAATTTTAGCAATTCTACAATTAGTAATAACACTTTGTTTGACCTTTTCTTTAATTGCATTAGCTATTTTTTCATCACAAGACTTTCTTTCTACATCTACAGAATTATCAATTCTCTCGTCACACTTATCTTGAGATCTTTGTAAATCTATTCTATATTGTTCAATAGTATCAGTATATTCTTTACAAAATACTTTTTTACTAGGTAGATCTACAGAATTCTGGCCTGCTTTAAATGAAAGTAGAAGTAAGAACAGAATACCTAAAAAGGTTAACTGAAGTTTGTATTTTAGCATTACATCTAGTGCTTTATTAATATCGATTGTTTGAATCATTTTCAAACCTTTCTTTTTTATTTGTTTAAATCTAGTTTAATTAAATCAAGCTTCTTAGTTAATAGTAACTTATAATAAAAGTTATTTTTAACATTAACTAACTTAACAGTTTCTATTTCTTCTTTTTTAAAAATAGAATATATATTTTCTTCTAGGTCTCTATTTTGTATATCTAAACTTAGATTTGAGTATAAAAGAAAGAATGTAATTGTATTAATGAGTATTACATAATTTATTATTTTTTGAATCATTTTACGATTTCCTTAATTGTTATAAAATTATTACTTGAGTAATATATAAATAAAGAATTTAATCAACAGGAGCTAAATATGCTAAAATTACAAAATCTATTAGTTTTAATCAGTTTTTTAACTGTAACTACAATTACAACTTCAGGTTGTGAAAAAGAAGAAACATCAGAGCAATCTGGTGGTATGCAATCTACTGGCGGTCAAGTAGAAGGCGGAAGTCAAATGCAAGACTGTGAAGATGATGACATGGGACCTCAAGGCGGTCAAGCTGTCGAAGGTGGCATGCAAGTTACCGGTGGTCAAGTAGAAGGTGGTCAAATGACACCTGAAATGCAAGGCGGCACACAGGATGAGCCTTTACCTGGCGGTCAAACTCAAGAGCCTACCCCAGAAGGTGGTCAAATGGAAGGCGGTTCAGACGTTCCTGATGTAGACTGTGAAGAAGGAGAATCAGAAGGCGGAGCAACAGATGATGATTTACGTTGTGATCCAGTTGTTGAATGTCCTCCTACTGAAGCTGTAGCTTGTGAAGAAGGATTTACGTCTCTAGAAACAGTAGATGAAGATGGATGTTCTACATTTACATGCGAAGCTGACGTGGTTGATGGTTGTATCTGTCCAGAAATTTACGCACCAGTTTGTGGTGAAGATGGAGTAACATATCCTAATTCTTGTGCAGCAGAATGTGCATTACAAGAAGCATTTACAGAAGGTGAATGTGCTTCAGAATCTCAAAGTTCAGAAGGTTCAGAAGGATAAGAAATATATTTTTCTTTCTCTCTTCTTGAGAGTTTTTTAAACCAATACTCTTTTTTTGAAGCCGAGGATCTATTCTCGGCTTTTTCTTTATACACTAAACGACAAGGACGTCGTCCTCTTGTATACTTTGCACCACCAGATAACTCTCCGTTATGCTGTTTTATTCTTCTTTCGATATCTGTTGTAATACCACAGTAAAAAGAATTGTCAAAACAGACAACAACGTAAACATCCCATGACATAGATATTATCTCCTTTGCAGTCTATCCTCTTCTAACCTTATAATATTTCTCTTTTGAAATATCAGGACTGAAGAATACTAAACGATTACCTTCAGGGTCAATTACTTTAAAAGATGTGTCTCCCCACTCGTGACTAACTAGTTCTCCTAGCTTTATATTTTTTTTACAAAACTTTTCATATAGCTTGCAAACATCTTGAACTTTAATAGATAACGAAACACTTCCATAAAAATTCTTATCAGAAAAATTTCGTCTTCCTTTTGAAAAGAGTTCTATTGCATTCCCACCAATATCTAACATTGTCCCATCACCGTCAGAGTATCTCCAATATCGTACAACTGGAAACTCTAATATTTGATTATAAAATCTAACCATTTCTTTCATATTGGAAACATAAACATGAAGACGTGCTTCTTTAGAATATGCTCTCCAATTTTTAGCAAGATCTATTCCTAGCTCTTTTGCAGCAGCAACTTCAGATTTTGAAGGTGATGTGTTTATTTGCTTTATTTGTTGTTTCTTTCCTTGATATGAAAATGGCATAATCTATTCCTTGTTTTTTCCGCCCAATGGATAGTCTTTCCATCGAAACTTTTTTCTTCTTTTTAGATAATCAATATCATGATCGTTATCATAAGCTTCTTGCTCAAACCGAATTGACAAATAAGACTCACGAGAAAAACCTTTTCTCTTAATTATCGCTGCATATAAATAATCAAATAGATATACTAACAAAAAGCCAATAAAAAAGAGTTCTTTATACTGCATGAAATGAATAGTTTCATGTCTCTTCACTCTTTCTGACAGTGTTGAACGACTTAAGACAATAGGTCCTAATGTAATTGCATTTATATTAATCGGAGAAAATTTACTTAACCAGACAGGTATTCTTGAATTCTCTATAAAAATTGGAAATTTCATAAATTATCTTTCTGATAAATGTATGTCTTTTTCTAGTTCTTCACGACTACCAAATGCTTGCTCATCAAACTCTTCAGCTAACTCAGCAATACTTGATGACTTCATTCCACTCAGCATATTTAAAACATCAGAAATATTTTTTTCATTAAGACCCATTTGAGAAAGTGCCCAAAATATTGCTTCTTTGTCTTCATCCACTCCTCTAGGCTCTTCATATGGTGCGTTTAAAGCATTAGCATCATCAAAATTTTCAAGAGCATCAGTGTCTAATTGACTTTCATTTAAAAAGCTTTTCCACTCATTTAAAAGTTTACTTGTTTCTTTTCTTTTCATAATTGTGCTTGTTCCTTCTCTGTTTTGTATTAATTATATATAATAAGTGTAAAATATCATAATTTAAATACATAAACCAGAAGCAAAACGAAACAGTTTAAATCAGCTATTGAATAAAGTCTGCTGCATTACCTTGTGCATTACCATTAGCATCTAACCAAGAATCTAATATTAAACCTTGATTTGGATCTGAAAGCTTTTCAATTAACTGTCTATTTAAAGGTCCTGACATGTTGTAATTGTTTCCATCTCTTCTTGGCCCTAGATTGTTTATTCTTGTATGTGAGCTAGAGCTATTTGTTTGTCCAGTTATCTCTACAATTCTATCTAAGTCATAAAAAACATTATTAGGATCAAAATTATTAGCAGGTGCATTACCATCACAGTATTCTCGATTTGCATTATTATCTAACGGATTAACTGGACAACCATTTTGATCAAACATAAATAAAGATGTTCCTAGTCCTGTTGTCATATGAACATAGAAAGGTGAGTCTATTTGATTATTTGTATTCCTACCAATATGTTCTTGCATTAAATCAAAGAACCCATTGTCAAACAAGCCTTGAATGTCATTATTAAAGTACAAATCTTTAAATAAAGCATATTCATCACCAAAATTATCAATTGCATTTTCTGTTAAGTGACATGCAACACAATACTTCAAAGGCTCAGCATTTTGATTAGGTGAAAGTCTTCCTCTTATGCTATGTGGTGCCATTTGATTCATTGCTAATGCTGGGAATTGGTTTCTTCCGCCTACATTTGGATTATTACCTTCACCCAATCGATCACCAAATGCAAAAACTTGAGATTCGTTGCCATTTAAATCCACATATCTATAAAACATTTTCTCTGCTGGATCAATCTGTGTAATCTTTCCTTTACTATTAATCCCTAAGTATGAAAGCACTGGACTCTGGTAGACAAAGTCTGCTGCGCCTTCTGCTAATAATATTCTTTCTCCTGTTATATTACTAAAGAAATATTCATTTGGATTATCATTATAGTCTGTTCTTAAATGACAACCTATACAATTATTTGTCCAAGAAGAATGACAAGATGCACAATCCATATCATCTGTATGACTGAAGTTTTGAGAATATTTTAAAGGATCTGCTTGAATAGGACCATTTCCAGGAGCTGTACCTATTCGACCCATTGCATATGCAGCATTAGGATTATAAATAAGTTGTCCTGTTCTTGGATGTGCTTTGTTTGTTTGTCTCGTAATATCTTTAATTTGACTTATATAATGAGTTGTTCCAAAAACTTTACTCTTTAGCCAATAGTTTCCTGACGGATCTACAGTTACATTTCTAAGTGAATTTCCGAGTCTATCTTGTGCACATTGTGAATCTTGATTACTGTAGTCTTTACACTCTGAAGTTGTTGCGTATTCCTCTATTGTCCCATGACAGCTTTCACAAGTAATAAACGTGCTCTGATCTTGTCTACTTTGTATTTTACCATTAGTTACGTCTCCAGCAGTGCCACCGTGTAAATCTCTGCTGCTATGACAATCAATGCAACCTAAACCTCTTTCATAATGAATATCAGGAGGTGTGTCATCTAATCCGTCGCCATCATAGTCTTCAAATAATATATATTGGTCAGCATCTCTTCCATTGAAAGTGTTATTATTTACTGCAGGATCAAAAAGTCTTCTATCATTTGCTGTATTTGTAAAGTTTTCAGGATTATCTGGATATTGTGTATTATTTGTTAAATCTTTATTTTGATCTAGTCTAATTCCCCAGAATTGTAAAACCGTTCTATTTGAACCTTGATGACAACCTACACATGCGTTGTCTGTAATACCTCTTACTTGAACGTTGTTAATAGTTTTACTTATGTTTCTAATAACATGATCAGATGGATGAGACCTTTCGCCAGGAGCAATCTGATCGGGATTAGCAGGCTCTAATTTGTTTATGTTTGGGTCCCTAGATCTACTTTTTCCGTCTAAACTATATTCCATATGACATGAACTACAGCCAGATGATCTAAAGTCTCCGTATCTATTGTTTGCACCTGCACTATATAAATGACAGTCACCACAAGTTATAGAAATAGCTTCTGTTACTAGTTTTTCTAAATTAGAACCGTTTCTTATTCTATTAGGCCTTTGTAAATCTGTATTATCAATATCATTTGCTAGTGAGTTTGCATCAAACCCATTGTTTTGCCTCATAAAGCCATCATATTGTGCCCATTCTCTTTGCTCTAGCAACATACCTACTTCACCAACATTTCTAACTAACCAGCTAAATAATGCGTTTTCTACGCTTCTTGGCGCATAATCACTTAAAGCATTTCCTTCTTCATCAATTCTATATTCTGGAATATCGTTGTCTAATCCTACAATAAATCTTGTAGAACTGAATATTCCATTTGTTGTGCCTATTGTTGATTTTGTTACCCAGTCACCATGTTGGTCACCGTGACACCCACTAGTACCACATCCTCTTCCTTCTTTAACTACTCTTAGGTCTCCTGGATTAATAAACTGCAAATAATCTAAATTTGAATATGTGTTGCCATTTGCGTCTGTATAAACTTCTGGCTGTAATTTATCAATACCTGAAAGTGTTGTTCTATTAAAGAAAGCTTTTGGGTTTAACACTTGATATTGATCGTCACCAATTTCAGGAGGTGGTGATACATGTGCATTTAATCTACCATTTACACTACCGTTACCTCCATGACATGTTGTACATTTTATATTATCTGCTGGAGGGAATGGATGTGGGTTTTCAATACCTGAACCATCATAATTTGTTGCAGTTGCGCTATTATGACATGACATACAACTTTCCAAAGCTACAGGTTGAACGTTTTGGTCAATTGTCATATCATAATCTTCTTGTACAAACATATCTTCTACTGATAAGTCATCAGTTAAATAATCATCAATTATCTCTATATCTTCTTCAATTAATTGATCTTGACTAGGTCTTGTTGGTGCTGGAATGCTTTCAAAATCAGGTCTTAAATCTTCTTGATTAATTACCTGTTCTTCACAGCCAAAAAGAGAAAAAACTATTAATAATAATGGTACATAATGTTTCATTTGATTTCCTTATATTTTTTTATAATTATATTAAATACGATCACCTTTTAAAATAATGAACTTTTTAACAGATTCAATCGAGAACCCAGATATTGCTTCCGCAACCCCAAACCTTATATAAACCCATATCTGCAGCTTTCTCTCTTTCTGTCATTTTATCATCAGTTTTTATGATAAATCTATCATATCTGTTTCTTCCATCTGAATACCAATAGTCGATTCCGGAATCTCCGTAATATTTAAAACCAGCTTTTTCATAACCTAAACCTTCACCAAAACGACGGTCTGCGTATGTCATTATCTTTCTCGATACTTGATTTTTAAAAAATTTTAATAATTTACTTAATCCACCTACAACAACATAGTCTAATTTTGTAGCAAATCTGCTTATTTCATAGTAGCCACTCCACTTTTTCTGTCTAGGCTTCCTAAAACCAATTGCTAAGATTAACTCTTCATTAAAGTATAATCCTAACCTTACACTACTATTCACACTTCCACTTATATGATTATCATTCATAAATCTGCTAAAATCTTTTTTATCTATTTCTTTTAGCTTACACTTTCTTGCAAAAACCTTATTGCACAATCCAAGTCTATTTTTAATCATACTCTGACAGATATTTCTTTTGTATTCCCATTCATCTGAATAGATGTGCATTAACTTTACACCTAAATCTTTACATAATTTTGTCTTATTTAACAAATCGTACTTAGTTGTTTTATCAATAACGTCACTATGCCAATACAAACCATTAAATTCTATCCCGAAGTTATTCTGTTTTGACAGAATATCGATTTCCTTAGGTTTTATTAGACTTCTATCATTAGATAAAACGTCGTCTATCCTCAAGTTAACAATATATTCATATATTTCAATTTCTGCTTTAGACCTTGTCACAGGATAACATTTAGGACACAATGATCCTCTTTCAAATGCTTGTAAAGTTTTTTTACACTCAAATCCACATTTCTTACATTTGAAATCTAGATATTGTCTTTGACGACTAAAATACTCATCTACAGGGGTTAAAATTTCAAATTCTTTGTTTCTCTTTAAAATTCTTTCTAATACTTCTTTTCCACCTAATCTTTTTGTCAAACTTATTCTATTTAAAGTTTCTTCAGAATGATTCTTACCCCAAAAAGGATTGTCTTTTCCTGAACTGCCTTTTATCCTACAGTCTGTTTCTTTTGTCTTTCCTTTATTCCAAGCTTCATGCTTTCCGCCTTTCCTTCCGCCTATAGACATTCCAACTTTTGCGCAATCTTTACAATATTTCTTAAATGTATATGCAACATATCTTGTCTCTTTACCACAATTCAAACATCCATTATAATCTTTACAGATATATTGTTTTGTGTATTCTTTACTTTTTAGCTTGTGCACTTTTTGTAAATGATTACTAAAGTTTTTTCCTTCACCTTCAAAATCACATAATTGACATTTCATGTTGTTACTCCTTTTCGTGGTATATACATATATATATTATTATGATTATGCATATTTTACACACAAAAAAAACCACAACATTTTAAAAATGAAGCAGTTTTCTATATTGTCACTTCGAGGTTGTGATTGAACTAATTATTAGATAATGTTCATGTCCAAACAAGTTACAGTTCCGTAGAAGTCAGCACGTACCATCTTTTTACCATAACGAGTCATAACACCCTTACGTGGTGTGAAATCTTCTGGTTGGAAAATGGTCGGTGTAACGATGAGGGGTACATATGGAGCATAAACGAAACCAGTTTCAAGATAAGAACCACCTTTGTATCCAACAAGGATTTTGTTACGAGGGAAGTAAGGATCTTTGTAAACTGTGAAACGATTAGAAAGAGATCCAATCTTTTCAGCACCCATAGTAAATGGAGCACCAACTTGTCCGTCACCATCAAGGCTATAAGAAGGACGATATAATACAGAAGCTTCTAGAATAGTAGCAACGTCTGGAGATACTACGATAAAGTTAGCAGATCCACGAAGAGTTTTTCTATGGATTTCATTTGCTACGTCAATAACAGTCTCAGTTAAAGTCTCATACCATTCACGAACAGTACCAGTGAAAGCTGGCCCAGGTTGTAATGTGTTTGCACGTTCTACAGCTGCACCAGTTCTCTTATTTACAAATTTACCAGGTGAACGACTCCAGAAGAAGTTAGCTCCCTTAGCACCGCTAAGGAGATCTCCAAGAATCTCACGATCGATTTCCAAAGCAATCTGCTCTGAAAGAATTTGAGTAAGCTCAACCTCTGCATCCATTGAATGGTATGCGTTAAGGTCTTGTGCCAACTCTGGGCTCCAACGTGCTCTTAACTTACGTGTTTGAGCTGTTACTGGAATTGATTCGATCTTGATATCAATTTCTGGGATTGTTGGGCTAATAGCAGTACTTTGCTCTTGCATGCCACTTTCAAATGCTGGAGTTCCATCAGCTTCGCCACCAGTTCCAACAGTTACATTGTCTGCCTTTACAAAAGAAACTCTAAGTGTATCTCCAAAATCTTTAGATGCAAGAGTTGCAGCATCATCTTTCTTTACAATAAGTAATACTCTTGTAGAAGATGCGTCAAGTGAAGCATTTGCATCAGGAGTAAATTTAGTTCCATCCCAATCGCCTAATTGTGTTAATCTTTTAAGGTTTACTGCATTTCCACTTTGCATTGCTGAAGGAATTCTGTCCAAGTTATCAGCTACAGCAGTCGTGTCAGAAAGTAAAACTAAGTCTTTAATTAAAGTTTTATCCATTGAAGAAAGTGGTTTTACTGTAGAGTTAGCAACTCCACTTGTTTGTCCGCCTACTTGTGTAGCCGAGAGAGGTAATAGTAAAAATGCATAATTCTCGCCTTTGCCACCATCTGCTACAGAAGTAATTCTTTCAATAAGTTGCGGATCATGTTGAATAAGACGCATATCTTCTACAGAATCTAATGCAATTTCACCATCTGCTTGTAAAGCTGCGTCTGATGCTCTAAAAGCTCCTGCTGCTACTACAAATTGAACCTTATTTTCATCTACATCAGCTGCAACATCAGCTGCATTAGTTCTAACAACCGCAAAACCACCGTCACGATTTGAAGCAGCTGAAGCTGCTTTTACGTGAACTTTTGAAAATCCACTTCCAGCAAGATCATATTGACCACCAACAGCGTCAGCACCATTTTGAATATCTTTTCCGCTAGGTTGACCATAAATTGAAGATCCACTAGCATAACCGCCTGCATCGTTTCCATAGGTGTAATCTAAGTAGAAAAGAAGTCCACTTGGAAGAGACATAGGTTGGATAGAAACCAATTCATTTGCAACGAGTCCACCGAATACACGACGAACGATTGGGAAAGCAATGTTAGTAAAACCACCAACATCACCGGAACCCATAGTATTAGATTCACGTAAAACTTGAGCAGCTTGATTCTCTAAAAGAGTAGCCATAACTTCTCGGTTTACATCATCCATTCCACGAAGAAGACCAGTACGAGACCACTTCTCGACCAATCTCTTGTTTTGTTGACCTACGTGACGATCACGAATGCCTTCAGTTAAAGTTTGTAATGAAAAACTCATAGTTTTTAATTCCTTTTTGTTTTATTATTAAGTTTGTTTAAAATTAAAATTATTTTTTGATTCCTGCTAAAGTAGCCCATCGATCAAGTGCAACGTTTTCATTAATTGGTTGTGCACTTTTCACTGAACGTGATGAAGAGCTTAGAACACGTCTACTTGAACTCTCATTAAGATTTCCACCTTTTCTAGATGGTCGGCTTAGAGATTTAGAAAGACTTTCAAAAAGAAGCTTAGCTTCATTTAAAGTTCCTGCTTCGTCTAATGATTCTACGATATGTTTTTGTTGCTTAATAGAAAGATCTCTATTTTGCATTAACTTATTAGCATAAAGAAGTTTAGCGTTGAAAAGGTTCATCTCTGATAATTGCTTCTTCATTCCTCGAAGAGCATTTCTATATTGTTTATTTTTACCCTCTGCAATACGATTCTTGCGCACAGCATTTCTAAGAGCAGATTCAACTTTTCGGGTGGGTAGATGACTATAGAGTTCTTCTCCGTCATGTACATTAAGATCACCTTCATCAGAATCAACAAACATTTCTCTTTCTAAACTTCCGCCACCAAAGTGTGATGCCATATCTTTAGCTTCACCTTCACGGAGTCTTCTCATATTTTTAATTTCTCGTTTAAGCATATTTTCATCAATTTCTAAGAAGAGACCTTCTTCCAGACTTTCCGTCTCTATTCCTTCCATTCCTTCCATTGGA